AAGCTTTATAAGAGAAGAAAAGAATAGAGGAGAGAAGAAAAACAACAATAACAAAGAAAAAGAAATAATTGCTGTTGCTGCTGTTGATAAACTTCCCCGATTTTCCGAATTGTCCGAAACGATACCCCGATGGGAACAATGCATCAATGAAGCTTTCATTACTCAGAGTTGGCTGGAGGCTGTGGGGATGATGTCAGGTTTGAAAGAACTCTTTTTGAACAATCTTTCTTTTATTCGTGATCTGTTCAAGAAACATGTCGTGGCACAAGGAAACACAGGAGGAATCACTTCCGTGTCCGAAGCCGAAGCTTATTTCGCCAACTACATCTGCCGAGAAAGGCCCACCCGTCTTTTTCTGGAAGAAAAGCTGAAAGAAAGAAGCCGGATGCAGAATGAATCGACATCGTTCTCGCCCTACGAAACGTACAATCCGCTGACCGGCGAACGTTCGTATTGCGGAGTTCCTCTTCCTGCCGATGCACCCCCGCGCCCCAACGGACGTGCCACCTGGGATAACCTGAAACAGAGCTGGATATGACGCGCGAAGAACATGCAGACTATGTGCGGTGGCTGAAAAGCCTGCCGCGCAGAAAGGACCATTTCCGTATGCCTTGTCCCGAATGTTCCGCAACGCGAAGCAATCCCAAAGATCCTTCGTTCAGTGTGCATATCACCCGTGAAGGGGGATGGGCGAAATGCTTTCATTGTGATTTCGCCATAGCGTGGAACGAGGACGAGATGTGGAAAAGAGAACAGAAACAACAAGAGCGGGAACGGCAGAAACAGCAGAAGGATGCATCGCAGCACCATAACACGTCGCAGCACCACGATGCAGCATCGCAGCACCATAACACGGCGCAGCACCATGATGCAGCATCGCAGCACCATAACATGTCGCAGCACCATGATGCAGCACCGCAGCACCATAACACGTCGCAGCACCACGATGCAGCATCGCAGCACCATAACACATCGCAACGCAAGCCTCACATCCCCCTGCAACCGCCTGTACATTACGTATGCCCGGTAATCAATAAAAACAAACAAATTATGAATGGAGAAATGATGGAATACATGGTCGACAGACGAGGTATTCCGATGGACGTCCTGACAAGGATGAAGATAGAGGAACGCTTGGAATTCCTGCCGCAGACCGGCAAGGAAGAAGCCTGCATCTGCTTCCCTTACCTGGAGGACGGAGTAATGAAAAACATGAAATTCCGGGATGCCGCAAAGCATTTCAAGATGGTGAAAGGAGCCGAGCTGATTCCTTGGAACATAGACGCCATAAAAGGAAAGGAAAAGTGCTACATCACCGAAGGCGAGATAGATGCCCTCAGCCTGATAGCCGCAGGACTGGAAGAGGTGGTGTCCGTACCCAACGGAGCCGGAGGCGCGAACCTTCAGTGGCTGGACCGCTTCGTGGAGTCGCACTTCGATGACAAGGCGGAAATCATCCTGGCCATGGATACCGACAAGCGCGGAGTGGAGTTGCGCGATGAACTGGTGCGCCGCCTGGGCGTGGACCGCTGCAAGGTGGTGGCCTGGGGAGAAGGCTGCAAGGATGCCAACGAGTATCTGTTGAAGTATGATCTTCCGAGGCTCCGCCAACAGGTGGAGCAGGCGGCGGAAATCCCGTTGGAAGGAGTCTTCTGCCCCATGGACGAATGGGATACGCTGATGGATATTTATTACAACGGAATGCCGGAGGGAGCCGATACGGGACTGGAGAATCTGGACCGGCTGATCAAGTTCGAGCGTGGTTTTGTGCTCACGGTCACAGGCGTTCCCGGCAGCGGAAAAAGCGAGTTTGTGGACGAAATTGCCATGCGCCTGCTCCTGCGCCACGATTGGAAGGTGGGCTATTTCAGCCCGGAGAATACCCCGCTGGCCTATCACTACCGCAAGCTGATACGCCGCGTGGTGGGCAAGCGTTTCGAACACAAGGGGATGCCGTTGCCGGAAGCCGGACAGGCCATCCGTTACCTGGCACAGAGTGTCTTCTCCATTATGCCGAAAGAGGACTTCTCGGTAGAGAGCGTGCTTCGCATTGCCGCCCAACTGGTGAGCCGGAAAGGAGTGAAGGTGCTGGTGGTGGACCCCTTCAACCGCTTCGAGCATCAGATTCCCGACTGGGAAACGGAAACGCAGTACATCAGCCGCATCTTCGACGAGTTCTCCAATTTTGCCGTGAAGCACAAGGTGTTGCTCATTTTGGTGGCGCACCCCACCAAGTTGCGCCGCGAACCGGGAAGCAAACGCTGGCCTGTGCCCACGCTGTATGATATCAACGGCTCGGCGGCCTTTTTCAACAAGACGGATTATGGAATGGTGGTAGACCGTAACGATGAACTGGGGCAGGTGCTGGTGCGTGTGGCCAAGGTACGTTTCGACCATCTGGGCGGACCGGGAGATGCTTTTTTCGCCTTCAGCACTTACAACGGACGTTACACGCCTACCGAGGAGAGGACCTTGGATCATAATCCGCCCGAACCGAAGTGGGAGCATACCAATTTCCTGACAGAGAAGCTGAAGCCCGAACAGCAGGGCCTGGGGTTTAATGAGGGGGAATGAAGTAGTTGAATGTTGCTGTTCCTGAATAACTTGGGGATAGGAGAAGGGAGATGTCAAAACAAAAAGGACAGCCCCGAAAAGTTACAGATAGTAATTATAACACGTAAAAGGATCGTATCAAGCTCTGTATGGAGTAATGATACGACCCTTTCTTTAGTCTTTTAGGATGCTCAAATTTCAGATTGTAAGTTCATGTTTTCAAAATCTGAGTTTTGACACTCGCCTTTTAGGCTTTTAGTTACAGTCTGTAACTTCTCGGAGTAGTTATTTTATTTTGACATACCCCCTTTAAAAGTTGCTTACAAGTAGATCATGTTGCCGGCAGGCTTTACTGATTACTGGTCATTCCTCAGTGATCACTGGTCATTCCTCATTAACCGCTAGCCATTAAAATCCTCTCCACCGTTCCCGTTTTATCTCCTCGCACTGCCGTCGCTGCCATGCGGGCATTATTTTCTCCAGCTCTTTCAGTTTCCATCCCTTCATAAAGCGTATCTCGTCCTTTTCCTGCTCCGTGCACAGGCTGATGCGCAGCAGTTCGGGGTAGAGCACCTGTATATGGAAAATCTTGGCTCTCCACAGCAGCATGGACATCTGCCAGGGGGTGAGGGCTTGGATGCGGTTCAGGGTGAGCAGCATTTCCAGATAATGACGGTAGAAGGCTTTGTCCACGGTGTACCTTGCAAATTTACACACCTCATTTTTATGTAATTTAATATATCCCACTTTTAGCAGGATATTACTTTACAGTTGTTAACTCTTTTAAAGTGTCCGTATCTTCACTCCGATTGCTAAAAATTGTTTTCCTGTTTTCCATCCGATAGCTGCTTCTTGACAGTTGTATAATCTCACAACAGTAGAGCAGTCTGTCAAGCAATGCCGCTGCGACAGCTTCCTCTCCCGGTATTGCCAGCCACTCTGTAAGGGAGTAGTTGGCTGTAACGATAAGCGATGTCTTTTCCTGAAACTCATTCACCAGTTTGAACAGCAACATGATATCTTCTCTTTTCAAGGGAAAGAGTGTGGCATTGTCAATGGCCAGCAGCTGTGCCTTCATGATCCGTTTGTAGGTTTTCATCGCATGCCTGGAAACATCCCTTGTCTTCAGACAGGTCAGAAGGTCCTCCAGCGTAACCATATATGCCCTGTATCCGGCTTTCACCGCCTCATGGACAAGTCCGGCGGCAATATAGGTCTTTCCTGTTCCGGAACCGCCTGCCAGAAGCAGGTTGTATGCCTGTCCCACCCATACCAGCTCGCGCAGTTCGCGCAGCTTTCTGGAGTCGATTCCTTCCGTCCGGGTAAAGTCGTAACGGTCCAGATCATGCCTTGCAGGAAGCCCGGCCGCTTTCAAACGGCACAAATATTTCCGGTTCTCCCTGGTCCGGACCTCCTCCCTGAGGCAGGCGAGTAGAAACTCCGGATAGGTCAGCTGCTTTTCCTGGGCCTGATGCAGCAGTTCCTCCAGATGTTCGGTCAGATTGCCCAGCTTGAGCATACGTGCACATTCCATGAGTTCCTTCTTATGTCTTGTCATAATCCCTGAGTATTTCGTTATAAGACTGTATCAATCCGCCTTGTCGGGGCAGGCGATCCTCCAGTCCGTATATTTCTGTTCCATTTTCCTTTCCCCTGCACACATATTCACACAGGCTTTTAACCGAGTCCCCGTTATAGATGCCTTTGTCCAGACATATCCGTATGGCCTCTATCAGTGTATTCTTGTCATATCCGGGAATTATGCGCAGGATCACCTCCAGATTATCCCTGTAATAACGTTCCTTCCTCCTTTTCAGATTATCCATCCACATGGCC